CGCTCCACAACAAGCCGGACGGCATCGTCGCGCTGGTGTCCAGCTATTCCGCTGGCCCGCCGGTCACCGTCGTGGTGAACAGCCCCTACGGGCTGGCCAACGCCGGGCAGGGCTCGCTGCTCATCTCGGTGGGCGACACCATCGCCATCCTGAACCCCACCGGCCCCGCGGTGCGCGGGCGGGCGCAGGTCACCGCGATCAGCGTCTCGGGTGACAACTCCACCCTGACCCTGTCGGCCGCGATCTCCGGCACCACGGGTTCGGACTGGGTGGTCAAGGCGACCGCGAACGACACCTCGTACAACAGCGCCATGAACGGGCTGGTGAACATCACCAACCGGGGCGGGTCCTACGGGACGCTGCACAACGTCGCGGCCTCGACGTACCCGATCTGGAACACGGTGCGCCTGGCCGCCGGGACCGACACCCCGGACGCGAACCAGCCGACCGAGTCGGACATCTGGGATCTCATCCAGCGGGTCAACGGGCTGTCCGGCAAGGACGCCATGACCCGGCCGCAGGAGTTCCTGCTCATGTCCACCCCGGGCGTGACCAAGCGCCTCATGGAGTCGATGGTGGCCCAGCGCCGGTTCACGGCGGGCGAGTTCTCGCGCACCATCAAGGGCGGCTACCGCGCCGTCGAGGTCTGCGGGATCAACATGGTGCAGGACTACTACGTCCCCGCCGGCACCATCTACCTCCTGCACATCCCCTCGCTCGCGTGGGTGGATGCGAAGGATTGGGGCTTCGTCGAGTTCGAGGGCGCCGGGCCGTGGCGGTGGCTGCAGGGCCGCGATGCGTTCGAGACGACCTACGGGTGGTATGGGAACCTGGCCTGCCTTGCGCGCAACGCGCACGGGATCATCACCGGGTACACCGACACGCAGCGGTACTCGCACGTCATCTAAGCGTGAACGGTGGGGGGTGGCACGGCGCCGCCCCCCGCTGACGCGCTGGCCCTTCTTCTTCGGAGCAACCCATGAGCGTTGGCAACGCTTTCATGCCTCGGCCCGGCCGGTTCGGGACGCTGCCGGTGCCGCTGACCAGCGGGCGCATCAACACCGGCACACTGGCCGCTGGCACGCAGAATCACAACATCGGGGCGATGGCGGCGACGTGCGTCGTCTCGCGCTTCACCATCTCGGCCGAGGTGTACCCCACGGCGGCTACCAGCTGCACGCTGCAGCTCATCAAGATGACCGGCGGCACGGCGCTGGCATTGACGGCGGCCGTGGACATCAACGCCAAGACGGCCAACGTGCCGATCACGGTGAGTGTCACGGGCACGCTGACGGATTCCGAGCGCACGCTGCGCCCCGGGGACAGTCTGCGGCTGGCGCTGGTGACGGTCGGCGCGGTGTCGGTGCAGCCCGACGACCTGGTCGGTGTGGCCGAACTGCTTGTGCAGGACTAGGACGTGTCGGTCCTGGTGAATGCACTGGGGCGTCCCGAGCCGTCGCCGGAGGTGCAGCGGCGGCTTCGGGCGGTCCACCCGAACCTGTTCCTGCGCTTCATCGACCACCTCGGGACGCACTGGGCGATCTGCTGGCAGTGGCCGGAGAACGACCGGCGCTGGGAGACGGTGCAGAGTGGGGAGGTCGATCCCGCGCGCGCGCACGACATCGTCGGCTACCTGCCGATGGACTGCTCGCTGGACGACGCCCCGGCGCATCTCCACCGCGTCATGCGGACGTTCCCGAAGGAGGAAGTCTCGGCGCTGGCGGATCGCATCCTCCGCTTCAATGAGACGGAGGCGCTGAACGAGCAGGTCAACGCGGTGCTGCAGGAGTTGACGGACAGCCCGGACCCCACGGGGCTGACGAAGGTGCGGCGGGGCAAGAGGGTCCAGGTCACCCCGGCGCTGTAGTTCCACTTTCCCTGAGAGGCATCCGTGCCGGCCATCACCCGTGCCCAGCTGGTCAGCGACACGCGGCAGTACATGGACGCGGAGCAGTCGGATCGCTGGTCGGACGCGTTCATCAAGACGGTCCTGAACTCGGTCTATGACGCCGAGTGGTCCAACATCCTGAACGCCGCGCCGTACTATCGGTTCGCGCAGCGGCAGGTGACCACGGACGCCAACGGGCAGGTCGCGCTCACCGCGCTGGACAGTGGCAGCGGCGACAACCAGCAGCTGCTCTACCGCGTGATGTCGGTGTCGGATGGCAACGTCCTGTACTCCGAGACGCGGTTTCAGGACGTGCCGCTGGCCACCACGACCAACTACCTGCCCAGCTACCCCCGGATGTACTACATGACGGGGACGTACCTGCAGGCGCTGCCGGTGGCGTTTGGCGTGGGGCTGTACGTTGGCGTCAACTACAAGCCCACGGCGCTGCTGGACCTATCGTCCGACACGGCGACGATTGACTGGCCGAACAACAACCATCTGGTGCTGGTCTACCAGGGGGCCTACCAGTTGCTGCAGAAGGGGGGCGCCGAGGCAGCGGCGGCGGCAAACCTGCGCCGGATTGCCGACGAGGAGCGGGCTACGATGCTGGACGACATGCGTCGGCAGACGATCAACCCGACGCGGATGGCGTATCCTGACATGAAGTGGGACTGGAGCGGCGGCTGATGACAGCGCCCTTTCGTGCCGCTGCGCCTCCGCGTGACACCCTGCTGGACGAGCAGCCGTCCATGCAGGGCGGGCTCAACACGGTGTCCGACGAGGCGTCGCTTCAGCCCAACCAGCTGCGCCGGGCGACGAACGCGCGCCTGACGGACTTTGGCGCCGTGACCAAGCGCGGCGGGACGCGGCGCACGTCGTCCTCGGCGCTGGGCGGCGACATCTTGAACGGGTACACCTGGCGGCGGGATGGGGGGACGCAGCAGATCCTCGTCGTGGCCGACAACGGGACGCTGTACACGGCAGCCTACGGCAGCTTCCCGTGGACCTACACGGCGCAGACCGGCGCGCTCTCGACCAGTATCGCGCCAGCGTTTGCCCAGTTCCGGGACGCGAGCAATGACGTGGCGTACATCGCGGACGGGTCCAGCCTGAACAAGTGGAACGGCACGACGCTGACCACGACCGGCATCGGCGGGGCGTTCAACGTCAGCACGCTGGCCGTCCACAACCAGCGGCTGTGGGGCGCCGGGGACAGTGGCGCGCCGGACTCCATCTTCTACTCCGGGCTCAACAACGGCGATTCGTTCAGCGATGCGTCGTTCAGCGGGAGCGGTGGGCCGGGCGGTCAGATCGTGGTGCGGACGTTTGCAGACGAAACGGTGGTGGGGCTGGCCAGCGTCAACACGTCGCTGTTGATCTTCCACCGTCGAGGCATCTCGCGCTTGACGGGGTTCGGGCAGGACGACATCACCGTGGCGCCCCAGGGCCTCACGGCGGACGTGGGCACCATCGCGCCCAAGAGCATCGTGTCTATCGGCAACCTGGCGTACTTCATCTCGGAGCGCGGACTCTACCGCTGCAACGAGGCCGAGGTGGCGCCGGTTGCCACGGTCGAGACGCCAGACCCGATCCTGCCGTTGATCCGCACGTTGTCCTCGGCGCAGTTCGGCGGCATCCGGGCGGAGTTCAACCGGGGGACGCGGGAGTTGTGGATCAGCCTGCCGACCATCGGGGTCTTCCAGTACCACACGCTGCTGGGCGCCTGGAGCGGGCCGTGGGACACGGGGTACATCACGCCAGCGACGACCACGCTGTTCGAGACGCTGGACAGCAACGGGCTGCCGGTGGTGCTGCGCGGGGACGTGGACGGGTGGGTGTCGCTGTGCGATGCGCCCGGGTACAACAAAGACAACGCGGCCGCTGACGGCACGGGCGGCACGACGGTCAGCATGAGCGTACAGCTGCACCGGATGTACTGCGGGGACGACAGCGTGGCGAAGGCGCTGCGCTTCGGCTACGTCACCGCTTCGCTCAACGGCACCAAGTCCTGCGATGTCACCTATCGGTCGGACGACACCTCGGGCGGCTTCACGCTGCCAGTGTCGTTTGCGAGCGTGTGGGGCAGCGGGACGTGGACGGGGGCGAGTCAGTGGGGCGGTGCAGGCGGCAAGAACTACCGGGTGCAGATGGGCGGCACGGGGTACTACATCG